CTTGAAGTTGCCTTTAATACATCTGTATCATTCAATACAAATTTTGCTCCACCTTGAACTAATTCTACTGAACTGTTTGGTGGTATACTTAAATCTTTTGCAATGTAAACAGTTCCTGATCCTGTTGGAGAAAGAAAGACTGAAATAGTAATTGCTGTTGTTAAAATATTAGCCATTCTAATACCTATAATAGCATCGGCTGAAGTAGGACTTGAACTTGCATTAGTATACAAAGTTGTAGTTCCTGTTCCTAGTTGAGCTGTTACTGATGCAAAATTTTGTGCCATAATTTTTATTCCTTTTTGTTATACTATAAAGCGATCGCCATTGCTACTGCAAAACCATTACTTGCTGCTCCTACTGGTACACCGTTTGCATCTAAATAAACTGCTTTACTTGCCGGTAATGTACAAAATACATCTTTTGTGCCTGCTAAAAAATCAACAACTGCATATGCAGAATTTACAACATTAGAACTTGAGATAATTGTAGTTCTAGTTAGTACTGTACTATTATTATTTAATGTTCCAAGTCCTACTTCCCACTCGTCAGAACCTTGTCTAGCAATTGTATAATAAGTTGTATTAAGACTTCCAATTGATATTCCAAAAGCTACAAATCCCTGTTCAGCTGCGCCTAATGTAAACGCACCTGTGCCTGTTGTAGTACTTGTTACTTTTACTCTGTCATTTATTTGTAACGCCATTTACTTTTTAATCCTATTACGATGTTATACTTAATAATGCATCTGAACCAGCAGGTGATCCTGAAGCCGGAGCTGGGAACGTAACTGTAAAAGTTCCATTTGAACATGAAAAATCTGCTGTAAAATCTAAAACTACAACTAATAAATCATTTGCTGCATTTCCAGTATTTTTATAAATTGCTGCTCCTCTAGCTGTAAACGTAGCTGGAGTTCCTGTTCCCCATTGTGGGTTTGTTCCAAAATCTACTGTTGCAACATTTGTTTGATTTGCAACTGTTCCTGTAACTAATTGTTCTGCTGCGTATTGTGTTCCACCTGTTGTAGCAACTTCAAAATTAGGTGCTCCACCACCAGAGGGTCCTAATAATGCAATTGTACTTGCTGCAGAATATGCTCCAACATTACCACTATTATTTGTGTATAATGAAATTTTATAACCACCTGCACCACCACCTGTACCGGCAGCTTGTGCGAAGTTATGATTTCCTTTCAACAATTCTTGTGCGAAAGAAGTAGGTACTATGTTTGCCATTTTATTTTTTCTCCTAAATTAATTATTTGTTGCTTGATGGGTTTTTAGATTCCAATACAGTTCTAATAACTCCATCACCATATTCATCTCTGCGTCTTCGACCTTGTTGTTCGATCGCATACGACATCAATGCTTTTTCATAAGCTTGATTGTAATATTGTATCATATCCTGTGGACCTTTCAAGTACCCATATGCATTTACTAAACATGCGTATAAAAGTAAATCTTGATATTTATTAGATAAATAAGTTCCATTTGTAGAAGAAGGAGCAGCTATTGGTTGTGTAGCATTTGTAATACTAAAAGGTTCTTTATTAAAAGCTAATGTTATTGCATAAGTTTTGTCTGGTGTAGGGGCTACTACCCAAAAGTTTTCATCCCAATTGGCATAATACTTAGGTATATCTACAGAATTTGTGTTTGGAGTAGTATAATATTCAGCCATAAAAGAGGTATCTCTTTGTTCTAAATAATATTGATTTCCACTTGAATCTGTTAATTGAACATATCTAATAAATCTTAAATCATCTGGAATAGTTACATATCTGTTTCCAATAATACAACTTGATGTAGCGTAGAATCTATCGGTATCTGCATCTACTTCTCTATAAATTTTATTTTCTGCATTAATAATAATAGGTTTTAAAATAGCATCACTAAATACATTAGTTCCTACTTCTGTATAATTTCTAATGTCTGTTTGTAAGTCTAGTAAAGTATATGCCATATTAAGAATTTCCTCCTACTACTTCTAAAGTCACAGGACCTGCTGAACAACTTGGTCCACCTGCTTTTAATCCACTACCTGCTGTAGAGTTGTCCGCACTTTGAAAATAAAAATAACTTATAGGATTAGTTAACACATCATTGGTAGTATTACCAGTTACATTTCCAGTTTTATTTATTTGTCCTAATTGAATTGTAAAACCATTTGCAGAATCAATATCTGTTACACCTTCTATGTTTGGAATAGGAGCGAATGATTGTAAATTATGTGCATCAGATCCACCTGTTCCTGCAGATATAACTTCTGGTGCTCCTCTTAATCTTACTATGTCTCCGGCTTTTCTTTGATGATCTAAAGAATATACATTCACATAAGTATTATTGTCAGCGGCACTAACAACAATTTCAAATGGATTATTTTCTAATAAAATTAAACTAGCTACTGAAGCTCTTTGTGGTCTTGGATTAAATAAAGCTATTGGATCTGAACCAACTGGTTTTGGACTAAGCTGTGGTTGTTTGGCTTCAAATTCTGAGTAATGAACTAAAGATCCATTCCACTCTCTAACCATTTCTGAATAAGGAAATCTCATTCCTGATCTATCTGAAATTGCTAATGCATTTTTTCCTGAAGCATAACCAGCCATTATACACCATCTCCATAAAATGTTTGTGGAGATATAAAGCTAGACGTTCCTTGGTTGTCAGCATCTAACGCTCTTAACATTTCACCTTCGTATCTTCTTTCTAATTCACCAGATCTTTCTGGAGAAACTTTTTGACTTAAATAATATGCAAGTCCTGAAATCATACATGGGTAAAATCTATTAATTACATCTGAAGTATTACTATAGGCACCAACGTCTTGAATTTTAGCCATATAATAAAAACAAAATTGAAAGTTACTTGGAGTAGTTGTACTTGAAATACTTGCACTTGCAGTAGCATATAAAAAAATACTAGGATTTAATTTTCTTTGTGCATAATATTGTGATGGTGTTCCTTGAGTTAATTTATTTGGAGTTTGTGAATATTGTGATCTATCTATTTTAGTTAAAGCTACATCTTGAGGAGCAGTAATTGTAGAATTATTTCTATAATATGCTTCTAAAACTTCATCAATATCTTCTGGAAAATTAGTACTATCTGTTGCAAAACTATATTCTGCTTGTCCTTGTACTAAAGGAATTTTAGCAAGTTTTACTTTCCATAAATGAACACCTCTATTACCCCATTCTTGAAATAATATATTTAATGATCTTCTCGCACTTCTTAATTGATAACCTGTTCTAGTTCCTAATACTCCAGTTCTTTCATATGCTTCTTCTATAATCTCATCTATTTGTGGATTAAATTCTGTAGTTTCTGAAGTGGGTGCTATTGTTTGTGCAGTATTACCCATTCCCACATGAATGCTACAATAGTAAAATAATACTGGAGCGCCTACTGTTCTTACCGGAGCGACAACAATTTGAGTATATGCTCCTGCTTGTCCAGGTACTCCAACTATAGTTACACCTGTTGTATACTCAACACCTGATCCTGCTGGTAATGCATGTGTTCCTAATTTAGTAGATGAAAATCTTAATGGATGACCTGTATTTGTAGTATTAGCTTGATCAAAAATATAAGTATTACCTTCTTGTAAATACAAGACAGGACTTACTTCTCCGTTTATATAATATTTGTTTACGTTTGCACTATACTCGTTAGTACCAGTTGCAACCGTAACTGTGTAAGTAATAGTCGCCATGTATAAACCTTATCCGCCGGTAATAGTTAAAGTAACACTTCCACCCGCTCCAGCTAAATTAAATACAATTCCTTTATCAAAAAGAATTCCAGAACCTGGTACATAAACTTCTAGTCCTTCTGTTCCAAATTTATATGTTGCTACTAAATTATCTGCTGCCGCTGCTCCTGCAGTTGCTGCATTATGTAAAAGTAAAGTAGAACTTGCTATTCCTAATCCTTGAATAGAAGTAATTCTAGCTCTACCCAATCTTGCTAAAGTATCTGTTGCAATTACAGCTAAGTTTAATGTTGTTTGGTCGCTTGAAAATGATCCGCCGCCTGACATATGTTTTCTCCTGTTAAATTGTGTGTGGGCCGAAGCCCACACTTAATTAATTATTACTAGTTAGCCGCTTTATCTTGCAAAAGATTTGCTTGAATATACGTAATTGTTACAGACGCTTGACCTGCAGTTGATGTTGTTCCTACTGTTGTAAGAGTAGCAGTTATTCTCGTATCTTCATTAACACGATCCATATTATCAAAAGCCGAAGTTTGTTGTGTGTGCTCTGCTGCAGTTTTAGCATCTTGAGCCGCAGTATAAAAAGCTGCTGTTGCTCCACCTGAATCAGTTTTACCAATCGACATAGTCGCACTAGTTCCTGCGTTACTACCTATTGCAAAACGCATTAGTACTTCTACTATCTGTGAATTCTTAGGTATTACACCTACGTTGTAAGTATTTACTCCAGCTGCTGCTGCCATACTAATCAGTATTGATTGAGACATTAAAACTTGACCTGTGTTTTTTATATTTTCACCAAGTATTGTTCCTGTTGTGTTTGAGATCGTTCCCGCTTTAATAGGTCCCGAAAAAGTAGTTGTTGCCATGATATGTTCTCCTAGTTCATTCTACATAGTCTCTAGGCCGTCGACTATACAGCGTCTATGTAAAATATATTATTAATTAAATGTATAGTTAGATATTTATATATGATTTTTAAGTAGAGTGCAAGAGATCCTAAGGTATTTATGCATTTCAGCGATGTAGCTTTTGTCTAAGTTGCTACAGAAACTTGTGGAGTGACGCCATCAACTTGATTTTGTCTATGAGCAATAGCTGCTTCTTCCAGCTTGATATCAGTAATGACTCTTTTTACTCTGTCATCAATCTTAACCATCTCAAGAGTATACCTATTATTATCTAGGTGCTCCTGTTGCCACTTCAACTCCAAGGACCTTTTTTGTTTGTATAGGTCTTGTATCATCTATAACCTCCTCATAAGTTATTCGATTTAATCCCGTATGATAACTATCTCCGAGATACTCCCACACTATACTGTTTTCTCCTAGCTTGTCAAGTATTGCATTCTCAACACTTTTAGCTGTATCGTCAACATGCTCAACATTAAATTGTGCATGATAGTTATAGGCCCAGATAGTTATAGTAGTTTTTTTCATTTACACACCTTGTTGTAGTTAAAAAAAGGGCCGTTTTTAGGCGGCCCTTTAAATTATTTATTATACTGCGTCAGATCCGAATATGCCTCTTGGATCAGAGAATCCAAATACATATCTTTCTCTAGCTTTGTATCTTACGTTTCCTGTGTCAAAGTCACCTTCCATAGAAGTTTTGATAGGTGATCTAACAAAATGTTTAAGACCATTTGGAACGTCAGTTTTAATGAACCATTTTTTTGCAGCCGTTAAGTAGTGATTTACTACGTAACCTTGAGGAATCATCCCCATGTTTTTGATTGCATTGATATCATTATCTGCTGTACCAGTTCTACCTTCAGACTTCATAAGTCTGTCAGCAGTAAATTGAAGCT